ATATGTACTCTCCTGTGATCTTCTCAATCACCTGTCCACCGATGACCAACTCTGCGTAATCAATCATGTGTGTGATTATAGATTTTGACCAAACGTTCGTCGTAGGGTTTGGATCAGGAAGGGTCACCTTCAGTGTAAAATTCTTGATGAGATCACCTTTATCATTCGGAACTCTGCATGTGAGAAGACTTCCAAAATCAATCTTTCCATCAAACTGACTCTCGACGTAATCGAACGAAAACTTAGTGTGTCTCTTGAAATTCATCAGGAAATATGAAAATTGTGGTTCACCAGTAAGCCATTGGTCCTGGATCCCTGTGGTGGCGATCCTGAGACGACCTGCCATTCCTACTGTATATGAGTAAAATTTTGCTAAATAAAACGAAACACTACAATAGAATGAACCTTCAGTTGAAGAAATTCAAACCCGAGACGATCACTGATGATAGGGTTTGTGTGTTTATAGGGAAGCGCAACACAGGTAAATCAACTCTCGTGAAAGATATCATGTTCCACAAGAGACATCTTCCGGCGGGAATTGTACTCAGTGGCACAGAAGAGGGAAATCACTTTTATTCAGATTTCATCCCAGACTTGTTCATTTACGGGGACTACGATCGAGATGCGATCGAACGTGTCATGGCTCGACAACGTAAACTTGTCGGTGAAGGTCGATCAAATTGTGGAGCGTTCATGCTTCTCGACGACTGTATGTATGACAGTAAGTTTTTGAAAGATACGTGTATCCGACAATGTTTCATGAATGGGCGCCACTGGAAGATTTTCTTCATGCTCACGATGCAATACGTGATGGATCTTCCACCAGCACTTCGAGCGAACGTCGATTATGTGTTTATTCTTCGAGAAAACATCATCCAGAACAGAGAGAAATTGTACAAGTCGTTTTTTGGCATCTTTCCTTCTTTCGATATGTTCTGTAAAGTGATGGATGCATGTACCGAAAACTACGAATGTCTCGTGTTAGATAATACAGTCAAGTCTAACAAGATACAGGATTGTGTATTTTGGTACAAGGCGTCGATTCGAAAAAACTTCAGAGTCGGAAGTCCTCAACTCTGGAACATGCACAAGAAAATGTACAATCCTAAACATGTGACACAAAGTGATCAGGATGCAAAGAAGACGACGAAGAAGACAAAATTGACAATTACCAAACGAAAATAATTGCGTCACATGAATTCATAGAAAACATAGGACTATAATACAATGGCTTCGAACGACGTCCATACGATGAACCTTTTCGATGATGGTGAAGGTATGGTACCTTTACAGGAGAATAACAGGCCCTCTACAGCGTTTAAACAACCCGAAAAAAATGTGAGTACAGATAAAGACACGATGGATTCTACACCCATCAACGATATTATGATGGAACCTCAGATGATGGCCGAAGATCCCCGTGTACCCCAGATGGCTGCACCCCAGTTACAGACCCAGATGATGGCTGCCCCTAAGGCTCCTGTGAAGGAGGAAGTTCCTGAGAGCAAGAACCCCCTCAACCTCACCGATGACCAGCTCATCTCGCTTATCGTCGCCGTCGCTACTGGTATCGCCGTGAGTAAGCCTATTCAGGACCGTCTCGCGACCTCTATCCCCAAGTTCCTTAACGAGCAAGGGGGTAGAAGTATGGTGGGCTTGGCCTCGACTGGTGTGATCGCTGCCATTATTTTCTTCATCGCGAAGACTTATATCATTAAGGTTTAAGCGTTCGGTTGCATCATGTTGTTATAGATCGAGTCATCTATACCAGAGAAATAGGTGATGAGCGCACCGATCACGAAAGCACCGGCGAGCACACCACTCAACTCCAGATGCTTCCGACGATCACTCTTGTGAAAGTTCTTCACAGTATCCTTCGACCGCTTCCACCACTCGTTCACCGCGAACACGATGATGAGCGCAAAGAGGGACGACATGGCGAAGAACGAGCGATCGACCGCAAGCTCGGGGCGTTCGCCGACGATGTATCGAGCCGCATTAGGAATGATGACAGTTAGGAACACGAGGTTCGCGTAGTAGTTATCACTGTGTGTTGGCACCTGAGATACGACGTAAAACAGTATCCAATAAAAGAGCGCCGTCGCGAGGTTCGAGACGGGAGTTTGCATTTATAGTAATCCGAGATTATTATTTATCCTGAATGTACTGACCACAGAACTTGGTTTTGTCTGGTAATCTCGTGTATATTCCTATGGATTCACAAATACCTCGAAGTTCCGAATAGTTGTCCCAAAAGTTTTTGGAATGGTCCCATTCAGGAACGGTACTGTGTGCGAGCTCGTGAATGAGTACGTGCATAATTTCATTTGTGTCACCATCCAGACACAGTGTTATGTCGGCACCCTTGTTCACGTTGTAACCGACTGTCCCGGACATTCGTTTAAGGCCTGTGATGGGAATGGGACGTATGAGAACACCAAATTTTTCATTGTTTGTCTCCTTGAGGTGGTCACGAAGAATTTGGTATCGCTCTTTCACCTCCTTAAATTCACCGGGTTCTCGTGTTTGAAAGAGTATGAAAATATTGATGAGGATCAACACAATAAACGCTATCATCTATTATACACAAAGATAAATTTACTATACAACTCTGAGATGGGATTTCCCTGAAGTCCCTCCCAAAGTTGTAACTTGAATCCCAACTCCTCTAGGTGTGTCACCAGTAAGTCCTTGTAACCGACTGGTTCCGATTTTGGACCATCTGCATAATATGGAGTGTCCGTCAAATGGACGAAGAGTTTCTCACCAAAACCACCGTTTCCATGATTCTTGAGTTTAAAAAAATTGCCCATATCATCTTGCAACGGTGTATTGAAAATGATCTTTTCTGAATCTGGGATGATACCTATGAGAAGACCACCGGGTTTGACGCGTTTTTTAATTTCGTGTATCGAACTGAAGAAAAGGTCTCTCGTCTGAAAGATGTAGTGAAGTGAAAAGTTGAAACACACGACATCAAACTTTCTTTTGGGACAATTATGGATGTCTCCTTCATAAAAATTGACTCGCATGTGCATATTCTTTGCGCGTGATTTGGCTTCCACGAGTGCAGAGGGTTCGGGGTCACACATGTTAATATTCACTCCACACTTGTGCCATTTTTGGAGATCGCCACCGAATCCACATCCTACATCGAGAATATGTTGACCTTCATGTGTAGTGGATTGAATCAACAGTCTCTTCGCGTCGTTGTGATTCTTACGAATCTCTTCCATATTTGTCTTGTGCGTCAAATCTTTAACAACTACTTAGGGCTTAAAGTTTTGAATCCTTACAAACATATAATGTCTCTCGAGCAAGATTATACTACTGTACCCGGTCAGGTGTTCGCGTGCCTCTCTATCATCGGCCCTGAGGCGCCCCAGAAGAATGATAAGTTTGGTATCAAGATTCGTGGTGCTTTTGCCACTCGCGATGAGGCTGCCAACCACGCCAAGCGTCTTCAGAAGGAAGATCCCACGTTCGACATTTACGTCGTCGATCTATACAAGTGGCTTCTGATCCCTCCCGATCCTACCAAGATTGAGGATGTGCACTATACCAACGAGAAGCTCGAGGAGATCATGACTGGTTACAAGGAGAACCAGGCTCAGGCGGCTCGTATGTTCAACGAGCGTAAGCAGGCGATGATGGAGGAGAAGGCTCGCATAACTCCCGGTGATGAAAACTCCCAGTTTTACACCAAGCCTGATGAAGCGCCTATTTCTCACCCTGCTGAAGTACTCGAGCGTCTCAAGAAGGAGAAGCCCGATGCGAACATGGAGGAACTGGTCAAGGAGGCTGATGCCATCGTCGCGAAGGAGGTTGAGGAGAGGCAAAAGAAGCGTGAGGAGGATGCGAAGCTTTCGGAGATCAAGGAGGAGGCTGAATAATAATAATCACACATAATAACAAATGATTGACATTCTCGTGACTGCGATCATCGTGAGTGCTCTCTTTATATTGTTCTTTATAGAGGGTTCAAAAAAGAAAAGGAAGATTCGTAAAAAACCAGAAGCGAGTACGACGGCTGGTTTTATCGAAGATACGTATAGAGATCCATTCATTAATCATTTTATTCCTCCCAAAGTTGGGAACATAGGAAAGTTTGTACCATTCTCAGGTGTACCTGAGGATAACTGGTTGCATGGTTTTCCCCATAAAAAATCCAAGTAAAAAGACGGCGAATGCGATGATCCATGTAGACTTGTCTACACTTTTGAAAAGATCAAACGATTCCCTCTCTTGATATTGTGGAAGTGGCGGTGACGGATGAAAATAATACTCCTCTTCATGAGACTTTTCATTATTTTCATCTTTTTCCTCTGGAACGTTGTCGAGTACAGGATTGTATTCGATGGGATTACCAATGTCTGTTTCCATTTTCTGTAATAGCGTGGGTTTTTTTTAAGCGTCTTCTTCCTCACTTTCACTTTCATCATCTACCACGAAATCCTTGAGGTTGCCGTTTTCATCAGCATCATCATCTTCCTCATCAGTCGAATACTCCTCTTCATCGTCCGTGTCTATACCCGAATCAATATCTGTATCGTGTTCGTCAGTCGCGTAGTCATCTTCTAATACAGTTTCGGTCGGCTGAAATAGAACGGGTTTCTTTATATGTCTCCCTGAACGTGTACGGGCTACGACCATTTGTGTAGTACTGTACATTATTGTTTAAGTAGTTTTATGAGATTTGTATTCATTAATGTATGTGTTCTCGCCTTGTTTTTCTTTCCTTTACACAATGGGCATTGTTGTGTGATTTTAGAACCTTTTATCACGTATGACATGACAGATTCCGGGTGCTCACCCCTTATAGATTCACAATACGAAGATGTTGTTAGAACGACATGACTCGCATTATTTCGCCTGATATTCACAACGGATGTATTCTCCTGACCCATCATAAACTTATTGATGAATGTTTCAATCATGGGTCTTACTTCAGTTTGATTAAACTTGGGCTTTTCGACAAATTTTTTAATTTCTGGACACTTTTGAACCTCTTCTACTTTGGGATACAAACGGTCTATGATTGATCGAGGAAGTTCATGTCTTCTTCCACAAAAGTCTTTGCAAAATCCTTCACGTCTACCACGAAGTGTTTCACATTTACAAAAACATTTCTGAAGAATGACTTTACCACTGATGATGAACCATACATGATTCGAGTTATGTTCTCGTTTTAAATTTTCACAGTAGTTTGATGTCGTGGCGAGAAGAAACATATTTTTATGTTTGAACAGTTTCGTGATGAATGCTGTAACCTGTCCATCCATATTCTTGCGAACGAACGCCTCTATGTCCGATTTAAGTTGTTCATCGTGCACCTCATCCTTCGTTTCGTCATCTGTAAACCCACCTTCTCGAATGGGTGCAGAAGGCGGTTCAATGAAAGCGTTTTGTGGTGCGTCTGTACGAATGGTGGACATCTTCAAAAGTTCTACATCCGGTGTCGGTTGTACACGAATAATTGTACTCAGAGGCTCTGGGGTGTACATGAAAACTGGGAGATATGCGAGTTGGTCCTCTTTACCGTTTTCACAACTAGAACATCCTCGTCCACCGCATGCGTCGTGTTTAGCTTTCTTATACGACCATGTCATCCTGAACCCACTTCCCTTTGTCTTTCTGTGCAAGTCACCATACACAGAGGAATCGATGATATCGTTCCAGTCATATGAACCCTTAGCAGTAGAGAGGGCTACAAGGACATGATCTCTCAAAGCAATCGCAGAACTTTGATCCACGACAAAGTTTGGCCAGTTCAAGTGTACCCCAGTCTTCATTAAGTCACCCACCTTCTTTGGAGGCGACACAGATATGAGACACTTCTTACCACCGTGACGTTTGACCTTGTCACAGATAATCTTACAGATGGACTTGATTTCATCAATCGAAAGAGACTCTTCATCTTTGTAGTCAATGTCGATGAAGAAGTTGTATGTAGGTGTTTTTTGTTCCACGACAAACAACTTTTCATTGGCACTGATTGCTTCTATGTACATATCATAAAAGTCATTCAACCTATCAAATGGCACAGAGAGTTTTCCTCCGTCCATGAGCACATGTGATAGATTGGTTGCATTGTTAAAATTTTGAGTCGCACACCAACTCTTAAACATATTTTTCTATTGATCATCTTCTCTAAACCATTTCATACACGAAACATCTGGGTACTCCCTCTTTTCAGAGAGTTCCTTTTTTATGACTAGAAGTTCATATACAGTCTTTTCTTTATTTTCATCCATCCATCGAGAAATCTCCTCTTCACACAAACCCCTGTTCTTATCGAGTAACTCTTCAATCTGGTGTAAGATGAAAGCCTTAGACTTCATTATTTTATAGAAAAGGTTTTTCTATTCAAAGAACTTATACACGAATAGAATTCTGGATTTTTGATGACATTGTCTACGATGAGCTTCCAGCGCTTACGGGCGTTAAACTCTTCGAGTGTGTCAAAACTCATGAAATCGTTTTCGTCGTATGTCTTTTTGTACGGTTGATGAAGAGCCTTTTTGACGGATGTCTTTTGCTTCTCTTCATAGAATTTTCGAATCATTTCCTGTTGTTGTGATCGTGTATAGTTTACGAAGAATACGAAAACGTTATACTCGAGTTCAACCGTCGGACTTTCTTTGTGTATAAACTTAAACTCTGTGTATTGACCATTTTTTAGGGAAACGACACCTCTCGTCTCTTCTTCGAGTTCCCTGAGAGCACACCGTAACGGGTTGTAAATTTCCCTTCGCCTGCATCCACCCGTCACGAAAATCCATTCCTTAAACCGCCAATCCCTGACAGTCAAAAATCTCGGCTTGCCATCCACAAAGCTCACCGGTATTGCAATCGCCTTGTACTTTTTCATTGCGCATTCGCAAGTTATATTATGCGGACATGTTAATTCCGGGTGTTTTCACTTCCTCGATGGGCTCCGCATCGTCATCTTCGTCATCTTCGTCACCGATCGAATTGAGCTTTTCCATCACATCTTCGGAAAACTCCCTGAGTTCGTAGAGCTCCTCCTTTGTCTTGTTGAGTTCACGGAGAAGGAAAATGACACCAATGACACAAACAGCAGTCGCGACCATCATGATATTTTCGTGGTTAAAAGGAATCATTTATACTTGTACCACGTCTTTTCTTTTTAAGTAATCTACATCACGGCACCCATACGTGTTCGGCCTGATGGGGGAGACTCATACGGGGTCTGAGCGATTTGGACGGTTTCGTATTGCGTGTCGCTCTTCGGGGGACCGATGAACGTTTCGAGTGTCCTGGATTTAGGATCGTACGTCAATACAAAAACGATGGCAAGAAGGAAAATAAGATTCCACATGTACTATTTAGTTAGAATATAAAAGACCACCCATACCATTTTCGATACGGAGGACGTTGTAGTTGACCGCGTAGATGTCCTTGTTGACCGAAGCGGTATCGTTCACGATACGGGCAGAGTCAAGACGTGAGAAGTTGAGGGTGCCAGTGGGCTGGAGCTTACCCGTCTCGAGGCAGAAGGGGTACGTGAACAACTTGGTCGAGGGAGAACCGTTCGCGTGGGAAGTGTGGTAGTAGAGGGGCACGGTGGTGAAGTTGGGGTTGGCGAACTTGAAGTCGGCCACATCGGTACCGTTGATCTGGAGCTTGAGCTTGTTAGCGTCGTTGAGGATCGCCAAACCACCAGCGTTGGTGGTAACCGAATCAGTACCAGCAGAGGCGAGATACTTCACGGGGTGGTTGAAGTTGAGC